GTGCGGAGGCTTTTGATCTTGGCGCGGCGATCAGTCACGCTCGCGAAGAGCGCGGTCAGCTTGTTCTCGGCGTCGGCCTTCTCGGCGAGCATCTTGCGCGCGTCGGAGAGCGTAACGATCGGAGCGGGAGGAGGCGGCGCCACGACCGGCTTCGGCTGAAATCCGAACGGCTTCAGCGCCTGCTCGATCTGCGCCTCGCTCTTCGCGTTCTGGCCCAGCTTCTCGCGCACCGCAGCGAGCTTGGTCGCCTTGTCGGCCAGTCGCTCCAGCGGACGCTTCGCGCGATTGCGGCCCGCTTCCAGCGCAGCGGCGACCGTCGTCGGTCGGTTCAGTTCCTCGCGCTTGAGCGCCTCGGATTTCGCGCGCGCCCAGCTGGCCCCGGCGTCACCACCCCAGAGCGCCCACGCGATTCGGCCGGCGGAAGGATAGCCGTCCTCGCCAGGAGAGAAGCCGGTGCCCTGCTTGTCCACCTCGTGCCGCGCGAAATAGGAGACCATCCGGCGAACCGTGTCGGGCGAGAGATTCGACTTGTTCGAGATGTCGCGCGCACGAGCGACGCCGACAGCCGTGCCTCCGCGGTTAAACTTCTCGCGCCACTCAAGCCCGCGCTTCGCCTCGGCTGCCATTGCATCGGTCGGCGTCAGGTCCACGCTCGCGAAGCGCGCAAGCTCGGCCGGAGTCGCAGGCTGATCGGGCGTTTCGTCCTCGGGCGCGGTGCCCTTGCCGGTCGTGGCGTTGACCGCATCGACCGAATCCTCGGTGACGTTCGTGCCCAGCGCCGCGGCCATCGAGGGATTCGCCGGCAGCTGCTGCGTGACCATACGGATCGCCGTTTCGGGAATGCCGTAGCGCTCCGCTAGCTCGCTCACGTAACTAGCCTCCGCCGCGATCTGCTCGAGCCGCGTGAAGGCATCGGTGCCCTGCTCGGCCGCGATCTCTTGGAGAGACTTCGCGCCCTGGCGGTTCTCGTTCATATTGGCCGCGGACTCGCGACCGACGTCGATGGTGAGCTTAGGCGGGAAGCGCCACTCGCCGCGTGTCGCGCGCTTGAGCGCCTGCACCGGCGTCTCGCCAGCGCGAGCAGGAGGCGCCGGGATCTCGCCGCGGGCGATGGCATCGAGGATCACCGCGTTCTTGATCGGATCTAGCACCTTGTCCACGAGCACGCCCTGATGCCGCGCGAACACGCGGTCGGCCGCGGCGAATTCCGCGCGAACGCTCGGGCCGGCATAATCCTGCGTGCCGAACAGGACGCCCTTCGGGATGCCGACCGCGATGGAAAGCTCGTGCATCAGATGCGCGATAAATCCGGTGAAGGCCGTGCTCGGCCGCGCCGGCATCGTCTCGACGCGATCAGCCTGGCCGAGATACTTAATCATCCCGACCTCGGAAAGCTCGTTCTTCTGCTGCTGGCCGCTGGGCAGCACCGCGCTCGGCGTCGGCGTGAAGAGGTTGCGCGCGTTGGCCGTGCCGCGGTCGGTGAAGACGAGCGCCGCCTGCTGCGATGCGAAGCGCACGCCGGCCTTCTCGGCTTGCAGGATCTCGTGCAGCATCCGCGCCGTCTGGATCGCCGCGTGAAAGTCGGTCACGCCGCGGTACTGGTCGACGCGGAAGGGATCGAAGTAGTGGCAGAAGTTGCCCGCCGGCACGTCCTCGGCGCCGAAGTAGACGCCCTCGCGCGTCACGCGGTAAATGCGATACGCGACCGGCACGCCGAAGTCGTTCGTGATCACGCCCTCAAAATAGTTCTCGGAGTCGAGGCCCATCTCGTTCGGATTGCCGATGCGGGTCGCGGGCACCAGCTGAAGCTTGAGCCCATCGCCCACGCGGCGGATGACGAAGCCGCAGTCGCCGTCCACCGGCCGATTTTCCGCGGCAAGCTGCACTAGCTTGCGGAAGCTATTGCGGCCCGTCGCGTCGGCCTGCTTGCACCACGTATGGAACCACTCGCCGACCGTGGCATTGTAGTCGCGGTCGCCAGTCGCCGGCGAGTATTCGGTCGGCGTCAGATAGTTGCCGAACTTGCGCGAGACCTCCTTCACCTCGGGACAATTCTCGACCAGATTGCGCGCCTCCCACATCATCACCACGCGCTCGCGCACCGTCTGCGAGGACTCGCTCGGCTGGCCGTACTGCATCGGCGCATAAAGCCGATTCGTCTGCGCTGCGTTGTAGGAAAACAGCGCGGTCTCGACGCGAGCCTGGAGCCGGCGAAGCGCGGCCTGCGGCGCGATGGTCTCGAGCGCCCGCTCGAACCACGGCCGATTGCGGATGACTGCGGTCGCGTCAAAGGTCTGCATAATCAATTCCCGGTGAAGCTGACGAACGTCGTGTCGGTCGTGTCGCCGTTCTGGTATTCGATGGCCGAGACGATGTCGCCAAGCATCTTGTTCAGCGTGTTAAGATCGGCGCGCGTGACGCTCTTGCCGTTGAGCGAGTAGCTCGTGTTGAGCAGACAAGCCTGGATCGCATCGAGGACCTTGCTCTTGAGCGTCGTCAGCGTCGCGACGTCCAAGTCGAGAAAAGGATTGTCTGCCGCCATAAAAGAGCGGCCGCCGTCAAAAGGTTTTTTGACGCCCCGCGCTGGCTTCGATTTGACGACAAAAAAGCCGCCCCACTATGGGAGCGGCTTGGTCTGCTTCGGCGGTCGCCCGCCTCGTCGGCCGTTGCGCCTTGCGGCGGCGGCCTTGGCCTCGGATCGGATCCGCCCGCCGAGGCGGCCTAGCGCGACCGCGGCGGGGTTCTTGGGTGCGTCGCTCATTTCTTGGCGATGAGGCGGGAAGCCTTGATCCAGTAGCCCTTCGCGCTGTAGCTGATGGCGTAGCGGTGGCCGGCGCCGACGAGGTACTGGGTGCCGTAGCAAACCTTGATCGCCGCGCCGGCGGTGCCGTCCGAGAACTTCATTTCATCGCGGGCGTTAATCACGCGGACCGGGGACTCAAGGCCGTCCTCGAAGCGGACCCAGGCGTTGTAGCCGCGGAAGGTGTTGGTGGTCGGGAGGGTGGTGGTGTCGTTGTTCACGGTGCAGAGAGAAACCTAAGCGGTGGGGATAGTCAAGCGTCTTTCGGAAAAAAGTTGGGGCGGGTGGTGAGCCCGCCCCGGTGAGCTTACTTTGATCCGATGTCCCAGGGGAAGCAGCCGAGCTCGGCCGCCTTGCGGTTCAGCAGCCAAAGCGGAATGGCGAATTGGTCTTCGGCGTTCACGTAGAAGTCGTCCTTGATGAAGGTCAGCTGCGACTTCGGAAACCAAGCGATCCGGTTGCTGCCGAGCACCGAAAAACCAACTGCCTTTTCGGTCTGGCGGATCGGGGTCGCGGGGTGGCTTTCATCGCGGCCGGTTTTGTTGAACTCAGTCATCGTCGTGTTTTTCATTACGTGACCAGAGAAACCCAAGCGCTCGGGAATCTCAAGAACTATTTTGAGGAAAACCTCGGCCCCAATTCCACGCTAACTTTTCGCCGGCACGAAGCGGATGATGCCCGCAATGGTCGCCATACAGAGCAGCATCGCGCTCGTGTCCAAGCCGTGGTTGGGCGCGTTGCTCCGTACCTCGCGCCATTCCCAGACGCCGGTCCGCACCTCGACCTTCGCCTCGCCCTTGAGGTGCTCAAGGTAAAGCGGGTTAACGTCGCTCGGCATCTCCCAGCGCAAGTCGCCCTTGCCCTCCAGCGCGGTCGCGAGCGTGTCCTTGAAGTAGTCGCCGGACCAGTTGTAGAAGTAAACGTCGCCCCCGCGGTAGTCGCTCACCTGCGGATCTGAGAACGGGAAGTTGACCATCGTCCCGGTCGCCTCGTCTCGCATCGTCCACGTCCGCCGGCCGTAGCCGCGCATCGAGCGCCAGCCGAACTCGGCGCAGTCGCGGTCTACGTCCGCCGGCCGATAGCCGCGATCCTGCGCGACGCACGCGCTTGATACCTTAAACCGCTCCTGGAGCGCGCGCAGTTGGTCGCGCGTGTCGATGCGGCCGAACCATAGCTGGCGATAGCGTGGCCCTTGCGCCGTGCTGAACGCGCCGACCTCGACCCAGAAGTGATCCTGCTGCCGGTCGATCGCCATAAAGCGTATCGCCTCGTCGGGGATCGACTCGCCCTGCGCGTAGTCGGCCAGCTTGTAGCCCGAGTCCTTGAGCAGCACGTTCACCGCTTTCTTCTCCACGATCCACGGCAGCGCTTGGCGCTTAGTGCGGAACTCGATCTTCGCCTGCTCGTCGCCCGTGCGAACCAGCTGGTTTTCGGCCTGGAGGAACTCTTCGACGAGGAGCCGCATCGGCCGCGTCACGATTGCCTCGAGGCGGAAGGAGCGCACCTCCCGCGGGGCCGCAGGATTCATCGGCACGAAGCGCCCAGTCTTCGCCCAGCCGGCGCGAGTG